CAAAAATGATAAGTGTTTTGCAATGCGCTTTGGTCGTCCACGGCGTCACATTCTTGTTCCCACCACATACCGGAAAGGAAACAACCAATTACGGTTTGACCGGGGACGTAAACTTGAATCATTGGCCGTTTGTCTAACTTGACCGGTTGTATTTCCGGGGCCAAATCAATCAAATTGTATTCCTTATCCATACCGGCCAAAACCGCGTTGTAACGGTCGTTGACGTTCGGCGTTACAATGGCGGTTTTGTTATCTTCATCAAATTGGCAATCCGTTTTCCAAAATTGCCCGGACCAATAGACGGCCCACGTTTGGCCGCCGTCGTATGATATGGATATAACGACGTCAAATTGCGTGTCAAAGGATTTGGCCCGGATAAACGCGTAATCGTCCCGTTGGAACGTCAATTTACCGGACAATTTGCCCCGGTAAAATTCTTGGTTCTGTTCCAACGCGTAATCAATTGCCAAATCGTCCTTATACACGGGGAACGCTTGGCGCGTATCTTGACCGGCGGAAAGTTGAAATTTATAAATCGGGTTCATTTTCGATTAGTTTTTATAAATCTTTCGGGTCAAATTCTTATACCGAATAATCGTGTTTCCTTGGCCGTCCACGTATTGGGTCCGGTCGCCCTGTTCCCGGATTGCGGCAACGTCCTTTTCAAGCCCGGAAACGTCCGTATTTCCGCCGCCAACCAACCCGAACGCATAACCGCCCATCGTGGCGTTTGCGCGTTGGTATTTGTCCGCAAACGTGCCATTATTGAACGCATTTATTACGTCCGGAATCAAATGGCCATAACGGCGGGAATTGCGCTTGTTAATGACGGCAAAGTATTCGCCGCCCTCGGCCCGGCGGCGGGTTCCATCCGGCTTTGTTCCCAAGTCAATGTCGTGGCCGCTTGCGTGGGAACCGCCTTGCAACAGTTCAACCGTACCGTCGCCGTATGATTCGGTTTGCCCGGCAACTTGGGCGGCCTTAATCTTGGCGAACGCAAAGGAACCCCACATTGTAGCAATGGCCGCGATTGCCAATGCCGGACCAACATACGGGATTCCGCCCAATGCGGACCAAATTTGCGCGGACGCCGTAACCAATGACGACATTTGCGTAATGGAATCAATGGCCATTTGGGCCTTTTGGGCCTTTTGCTTTTCCTTAATGGCCGATTCTTGGTTTTTCTTGGCCAATTCCAATTCCTTTTGCGCCGTCGTTACCTCATTGGCATAACCCGCGTTCCGGGCTTCAATTTCGGCGTCCAATGTCTTTTGCGCCGCATCCACTTGGGCGTTGGCCGCATTTAACGCCGCATCGGCGGCCGCGTTCCAAGAATCCACGATTGACGAAATGGATTCTTTAATGGAATCAATGGCCGTGTTCAATGCGTCCTGTTGGTCGGAATCCAATCCAATTCCCAACAGTTCATACAAATTGTTATACGGCAATTTCTTGGCTTCTTTTTCGATACCTTTAATTGTCGCTTTGATGGCCGCAATTTCATCGGCCGTCATTTTCTTTGTTGCGGTTTCGTCCATTCTCAAAATGGCTTCCAACCGGGCCTTTTCCTGTTGCAACCGGAACAAAGTTTTTTGCCGTTCGTTTTTATCCAACAAATTAAATTCGGCTTCTTGGCGGCTTTGCAACGCGGCCAAATCCCGTTGCGCCAACTTATTGTTGAAATCGGCGGATTCTTTCAAACGCATTGCGTCATATTTGGCGTTAATGGCCTTTTCGTCTTGACGCAATTGGACGTCTTTTTGTTTGTTCTGTTCAATTTCAATCAAACGTTGTTTTTCGATGTTATCCAACCGCAATTGCAACATTTCTTCGGTCCCGTCCTCGGTAATGGCAATTTGCAATTGGATGGCCTGTTGTTCGGCCTGTAAACGTTGGACCGCAAGTTTGGAAACCTCATTGTTGAATTGTTTAATGGCGTCCAACCGGGCCTTATCGTATTTATCGTTTATGGCCTGTTCATCTTGGCGTTCGGATTCGACCTTTTGGCGGTTGGTTTCCAATTCCAATTGTCGTTCCGCTTCGACCTTATCCAAGCGCAATTCCAACATCTTATCCGTACCGGCTTCCGTAACCGCGATTTCCAAATTGATGGCTTCGACAACGGCCCGGCGGTCCGCAATGCGTTGTTTCTTGGCGGCTTCAATGGCCTTTTTCTGTTCCTTGGTCAATTCGTCCTTTTTGCGGTTCGCTTCCTGTTCGGCGGCTTCCGCTTCCCGTGCGGCTTGCGCGGCGGCTTCCTTGGCGTCATTGTCTATTTGGGACAACACAACCCCGGCGGCCTGTTGGACCGCTTGCAACGTCTGTTGGGTCGTCTTGGCAACCATTTGTTTATTGCCGAATCCCAACCATTTGTTCAAAACGCCGTCGTACTTTGCTTCGCGCCCGGCCTTTTCGGCTTCTTTGGCGTACCACTTTTCGAAATTCTCAATGAAAGATTTGGCCGATTCCGCGCCATTCTTGGCGTAATATTCTTGGAATTGTTTGGTGTATTTATCGACCGATTCCGAAATAAACGTGGACGCCGGGAACAATGCGCGTTGGGTCGCCTGTACCAATCGGGTCAACCAATCAATGGTATCTTTGATTGCGCCGTTGGAATTTTGGAACGCAAGCGTTAAGCCCTCCCACGCGGATTTCAACAACTTTGTGGACCCCTCAACAGTATTTAACCGTTCGGATTGTATGCGGTCCAATTCGCCGTTTACATCCTCTAAACTTGCGCGTAATTCCCGGGCGGATTCGGCCCCGGACAACAACGCGGAAAATGCGGCCACGCTCCGCCGGTCGGTCAATTCCAACGCTTCGTTCAAATCCATTCCGGATTTGCGCAAGCGTATCAAACCATCAATGATTTCGTCGAACGTCTTGGCCGGACCGCCCAACGATTTGGCCAACTTTCCGTTGGAATCGGCCAATTTCAAAATGATATTACGGGTTGCCGTGGCCGCGCTTGACGCATCAAAACCCGCGTTGGCCAATGCGCCCAACAACGCGGTCGTATCTTTCAACGTCAAACCGAACGCATTTGCAACAGGGAATACCGTTCCGATGGACTGTTGGATACGGTCGAACGATAACGCGGAATTGTTCGTTGCAACGGCTAATGTTGCCAACACGTCGTCCGTGTCCGCGCTTGTTAGGTTGAACGCCCGCAATGCGGACCCGGCCACGCTTGCGGCGTCCGCAAGATTTGCGCCCACGGCGGTTGCAAACTGCAATACCGATTTTTGCATTGAAATAATGGACCCTTGGCCGAAACCAAGTTTTGCCAATTCGGTTTGCAATTCGACAACTTGGCGGGCCGTGTATTCAGTTGTCCGGCCCAACGACAATGCGGAATCCGTCAACGCTTTCATCCCGTCCCGGGTCGTTCCCAAGATTGTTGACAAATTGGCGGTCGCCTGTTCAAATTCGCGCATCGTCTTGGCCGAACCGGTCAATTGACGAACGAATATCATTACCAAACCGATTGTACCGGACAACACGGTTGTAAATCCTTGCAACGCCTTTTGACCCAACGGTAACGTGGAATTGGATATTGCGCCCAATTGGCCGCGCATATTTGTAAGGCCGGAAACAACTTGGTTGATGGGTCCGGGCAAACCTTTCAACGCGTTTTCGTAATGGCCAACTTCCAACGTATATTTGCCGGTCGCCTTTTGCAACCGGCTCATTTCCTCATAAATCAACCGGGTTTCGGTTTCAAGTTCCTTTCCAACCCCGGCCGTCCGGCGTTCTTCCGCCGTCATTTCATTAAGACGAATTTTGTTCAACCGATATTGGGCGGACAATCTTTTATAGGAACCCTCTTTGGAATTGTTTATTTCAACAATCAATTTGTCAATCTGTTGTTGTTCCTTGACGGCGGAAATAACTTGTTGACGACGCCGGAATGTTTCACTTTCCGCGTCGTTGCTTTTCTTGTATGCCGCAACCAACTTTTCGGATTCCGTCGCCAACGCGGCGATTTCTTGGCGTTGTTCGTCGGTCGCCCCGGACAAATTTTGCATACTTTTGGCCGCTTCGGACGCCGCGCCCTGTATTTTACTTTTGGCCGCTTCGTACTTTGCAATCAATTCGTCCAATTGCGCAATCAAATTGGTTATCGAATTATCCGGTGTAATCAAATCGGAATATCGAATTGGGTTCGGATTGTCCATAACAGTTAATTTTGTTAAAAACGCCGTTTAACGGCCTTTTGTTTCTCAAATGATAAATTGTATATCCCGGCCGGTTATCGTCCAAATTTGGGCCGTTTTTGCGCCCTTTCCGCCTGTTTCGCCCTTTCCTTGACAAAATCGAACGCGTTGTAAAATTCCAAAACGGAATATTTCTTGGGTTCGACGTGCAATTGTTCCGACAAAACCAAACAAAGGTTTTCAAATTGCCGGTCAAACTGTATTTCCACGCCGTCGGAACCGGTAAACAACTTGGGATGGGAATACGTTATTAACGCGGTCGTCAACTTTTCCACGATTTCCGTTGTTCCCGGGTTCGGTTCCCCGGCCACAATCCCGTTCAAGATTTCCAACGTTCGCTTGCGCAAAATGTCGTAATATTCTTTCACGTCCGAATCGTTGAACAGGGCCGGAAAATACAACATCAATTCCCCGTCAATTTTTTTTTTGACCGCATCCAATTGGGCGGTCAATTCGCTTTCCGGAACGTCGTTCAACTTTTCCGTAATGGCGGCCAACGCATCGTCGCCAATGTCCGTGCAATCTTGGCCGTCCAACTTTGTAACCAACGCGGCGAACGCCCTGTGTTTCGGGGACATTCCCGTTTGGATTAGAAACACGCATTGGCGCAAATTTTCCAATTCCTGTTGCGCTTGGTCCGGTTTCCCGGCAATGATGAATCGGCGGGCCTTTTCAATGCGTTGGTCAAACGCGGTTATGTCGGAACCCACGCCCGCATCAACCAACAACAACTTTTGGTATTTGTGAAAACGCACAATCGGCAATTCTTCGATTGTGTCGTAAAATTCCACGGTGTGTTTACCAATCTTGGCCGTTACCATAATTCACGGGTTATCAACGTTGAACATATCGGCGCGGCCATCAATACCCAATGGCCGGTCGCCACGCACAAAGTTAGCGAAATTATGACGCAAACCCACCAAGAACAACAGAATTTGCAATTAAACAGTTGTTCGAAAAACGCGTTGGGCGCGTGGACCTGTAACCATTCCAACCATTTCCATTTTGCGGCCAATGCCAACAGGAACGCGGCCGCCAACGCGACGACCGCAACCCAACAAACAAATTCAACTATTCCGTTATACATAATTCGTCAAATTCCAAAAGCCCATCGAACCGGAACCCGGCGTATGGGTGCATCAAAAATTGGTTGTCAATTTCGGTCAAGGTATAACCCCGGTAAATATTTTCGGCCCGTTCGTATATCTTGTTTATTGCGATACGGCCGCCGGTCAAATGCCAACCGGCCCGGCCGTTCAAGACGTGCAAAATTTCCGCTTTCAACTTTTCCGTGTTGCGGTTGTCCGGCGCATTGTAAACCCGTGTCAAGTCAAACCACACAATCAACCCGAACGGGGCTTTGATTTCACGCGCCCACGGTCCGGCGTCAATGGTTTGCGGGTCGTCAATTTCAAAGAACGAAAAATTGCCAATCTTGGAATCCGGGGACGTTTCGATATAGTCATTGGGACCGTGTCCGTTCCATCCGCCGCAATACACGTTCGGCGTAATAATGCGTTTTCCGTTGACCATCTTGGCCAAACGTTGCGCCCGGCCAAATGCCGCGTCCAACCACGTTATGTTTTCGACCAATCCGGTTTGAATTTCGCCAATTACTTTGTCCAACATTACCGGATTTTGGATTACGGGTGCGTTAACTGTTGCCATATAATCGTTGTTTCAATTCTTGCATCAATTCGTTGTACCCGCCGCGTTCAATAAATATGACCATCCAATTGGCCATCATTAAACCGAACGTTTGGATACCATATTTTTCAATGATTCCTTTGGAATAACCGGTTGTCCCGACAATTCCAACGGTTTGCGCGTCAAACTGTACGCCCAATTCGTCGTGAAAACGGCCGTTGATGTACAGGTTTGGCGCGTCCGGGTTGCGTTGGACCGAATACGGGTAATTTATGCCCGATTCTTTCCAAGCGGAATACCGTTTTGCGGATTCCACGGTGTAAAAATATCCCTTGGGTTTCAAATCCTCGGAATAATACGGCCGGATTTCTTGGCCATTGGCGGCCAATCCTTGGAACAATTGCATTTTCTGCAAATCCAAAATGTCGTCCGGGTGTTGAACAACGACATTGCGGACCA